TGGGACATTTACCGTTGGTGTTACTAGTGCATTGGGGGGCAAAATAAAGATCTCAATGTCTGAAGAAGATACTAGAACATTATCAGAAGGTAGACATGTTTATGATGTAAATGTAAAAACTGGGAGTACTGTTAGTAAGTTAGTTAATGGAAATATCCTGGTTTATGCAGGTATTTCTTCTACACCCTAAATATTATATAAGGAGCATCTGTGTAAATGGCACAACCAGCAAGTAGACAACAACTAATAGATTATTGTAAGAGGCAACTTGGTGCTCCTGTATTGGAGATTAACGTTGCTGATGAGCAAGTTAATGACTTGGTTGATGATGCTGTTCAGTATTTTCAGGAAAGGCATTTTGATGGTGTATCGCAAGCATTCCTAAAGTATAAGATAACTCAAAATGATATTGATAGAGGAAGAGCAAGAGGAGGAAATAATGATCCAACAGCAGGTATAACAACTACTACAGCAACCGCAACTATTGACGGTGCTTCAATGGAATTTGATTGGGAAGAGAATAGTAATTATTTACAAGTACCGCCAGAAATTATTGGAGTTACTAAGATATTCCATTATGATGGAACAAATGCCATGTCAAGTGGTATGTTCAGTATTAAATATCAGATGTTTTTAAATGATATCTATTATTGGGGTGCTACAGAATTGTTGACATATGCAATGACAAAGACTTATTTGTCAGATATTGATTTTCTATTAACAACTCAGAAACAAATACGATTTAATCAAAGGATGGATAGATTGTATATGGATGTTGATTGGAGTAATGTTAATGTGGGTGATTATATTGTTATGGATTGTTATAGAGCATCAAACCCAAATGATTATGTAAGAGTTTGGAATGATTCATTCTTAAAAAGATATTTGACTCAATTAGTAAAACGTCAATGGGGTCAAAACTTACTTAAATTCCAAGGAGTAAAACTTCCTGGTGGTGTTGAGTTAAATGGACGGCAAATCTACGATGATGCTCAGAAAGAGCTTGATAACATCAAAGAACAGATGTCCAATACTTATGAATTGCCACCATTAGACATGGTAGGTTAATATCATGGTACTTAATCCATATTTCCAACAAGGTGCAAAATCAGAGCAAAATCTGATACAGGATCTAATCAACGAACAGTTGAGGATGTATGGCGTTGAGGTGCATTATCTTCCTAGAAAATATATGGGAGAAAAGAGTGTCATCAAAGAGGTTGTATCTTCTAAATTTGATGATGCATATCCTATAGAAGCATATATTGATAACTTTGACGGATATCAAGATAACTCAGTAATGTTATCTAAGTTTGGTATTCAGCAGACAAATGAAGTAACTCTTATTATATCAAAGGAAAGATTTGAGACTTATATTTCTCCATTGATGAAAGGAGAGGAGAATGTAAAATTAACAACCAGACCAAAGGAAGGGGATTTAGTTTACTTCCCATTGGGAGATAGATTATTTGAGATCAAGTTTGTAGAGCATGAGAAACCATTCTATCAGTTACAAAATACTTATGTTTATGAATTACGTTGCGAACTCTTCCGTTACGAAGATGAGATTATTGCAACTGGTGTTGAGGAAATTGATAATGAATTGGTTGGAGATAATCTAGCAGACGGTGAATCTGAAGATGGTATTTCTACAATACTTGGTGTAACACAAACACTTACATTAGTAGGAAGTGGTGTAACTGCTGCTGCCTATACAGGAGTAATACCTTCAGGTGGTATTACATATATCACTTTAAACAATAGGGGAGGTGGATATATTGATACACCTGTTGTTGGGTTATCATCTGCACCTACGGGAGGAGTAACGGGTATATTAACTGCATCAATGATTGGTGGTATACAGGTATGTAATTTGAATGTTAATGCTAATCAGAAATCAGTACAGAGAATAGATATAGTTAATCCAGGTTCTGGATATACTGTTGCTCCAGGTATTGCTATCACTAGCACTAGTGGTACAGGTGCTGCTGGAACGGCATATATTGGGGATGGGACTGTTGGTGTAGTTACTCTTACTTCAAATGGTTCAGGATTTACTACATCACCTACAATCACCTTTGATGCTCCTGTAGGGGTAGGAACCACTGCTACAGGTGTTGGTGTACTAAATGCTGCAGGAAATCTAATCGCTATCAATTTAACTAACTCTGGATCTGGATACGTAACTCCACCTAATATTACTATTAGTGATCCATCAATGGACTCTACTGGAGACTACAACTTTAATGAAATGGTAACAGGTGCTGTTAGTGGTGCTACTGGAAGAGTAAGATCTTGGAACACAGTTACCAGTCAATTAGAACTTGCTTCTATTAGTGGAACATTCTCTATTGGTGAGAAAATTGTGGGAGCAACATCAGGTGCATCTCATGCATTAAGGAAGACAGATGATATGCCAGATAGTGATGAATTTGCTGATAATTTTGACATAGAAACGGAAGCAGATAAGATTTTAGACTTCTCAGAAACCAATCCATTCGGTATTCCCTAAATAATATACCAGGACTGTAACAATGTTTGAGTATTTTTATAACGAAATTCTGAGGAGGACAATTATTTCCTTTGGTACTCTGTTTAATGGGATAACCGTTAAGCAGGAAAATTCTACTATCAAAGTGCCATTGGCGTATGGTCCTACTCAAAAGTTCTTGGCAAGATTAGAGCAATCACCTGATCTTAATAAAGCAACTGCAATGACATTGCCTAGAATGTCATTTGAGTTTACTGGTCTTACATATGACCCATCAAGAAAGGTTACAACGACACAAAGATATACGGTAAAAGATCCATCTGATGGTAAAGAAACATCTAAAGTTTTTATGCCTGTACCATATAATATGCAATTTGAACTTGCTATTATGTGTAAGTTAAATGATGATGCATTACAGATTACAGAACAGATATTACCTTATTTTCAACCAGCATATAACGTATCAGTAAATTTGGTTGGTGCTATTAACGAAAAGAGAGATGTTCCGATAATATTAGAAAATATCACAATGCAGGATGATTATGAAGGAGACTTTACTCAGAGAAGAGTACTTCTTTATACTTTAAGATTTACTGCTAAGACTTACATGTTTGGTCCTGTTACATCTGCTACCAAGGATATCATCAAGAAGTCTACTGTTACATATCTATCTGGATCTGACAGAGGTACAGCACATAGAGATGTTACTTACTCTGTTAAACCAAGAGCAGTTAAGAACTACACTGGTAATGTTGCTATCATAGCAAATCTTGCCGATGATATTTCATTAACTGATACTAAGATTACAGTCGAGGATTCATCTCAGATAACTATTCCATCAAGTGGTAAGTTATTTGCAGATCTTGGCGGTGAAGAGATATGGATTAAATCTAAGGATGGTAACGACTTAACTATAGAAAGGGGACAAGATAATACATCAGCAGTTGGTCACTTAAGAGGAGATCCTATCAAGTCTATCACTGAGGCAGATAGTGTTCTTATCGAAGAAGGTGACGACTTCGGATTTGATGGGACTACATTCTAATGAAACAACTCGATAAAGCATTTAATATAACTCCTGAAGTTGTTAAAGAAGAACCAAAACCAGTCGGTATACAAAAACCAGACAGGTTAACTAAGAATGATGTTGAAAAAGATTACGACTATACCAGAGGTAATCTTTATAGTATTATTGAAAAGGGACAAGAAGCAATTGATGGTATTCTCGAACTTGCTCAAGAAACTGAGCAACCAAGAGCATATGAAGTTGCTGGTCAGTTGATTAAGAGTGTATCTGATGCAACTGATAAGTTAATGGATCTTCAGAAAAAACTGAAAGATGTTGAGGAAGAGAAGACTAAAACAACTAATGTTACTAACAATGCATTATTTGTTGGGTCTACTGCTGATCTTGCTAAGTTAATTAAGCAACAGAATCAATGAAAAATTTCTCTCAATTTAGGGAAGAAACTAAATATAAAACATGTCCTCCTGGTAAGTACTGGGATCCAATGACTAATAGATGTAAAGTAATTCCTCGTGGATATTATGTTGGAGCGAGAGGGAGATTAGAAAACGACCCAGACGGAGAGAACAATGACAACGGAACTAATGGTAATAATGGTGTGGACAGTGGTAATGGCAGCAGCAGTAGTGGGGGTAGTGGGAACGGTCAAGGCACTAATGGAGGAGGATCATGAAGATTAACTTACCGCTTAAAATAGAAATCCCAAACACACAGGCAGAATTTCAATTGGGTTTGATGTTTAGGGAAAGTCTAGAACAAGATTCTGGAATGCTTTTTGTATTTGAGGAGAATGGTGAGCATTCTTTTCATATGAGACATACTACTATTCCTCTTGATATTGCATTCATTACTGAAGAAGGAGTTATAGAAAGTATTAAAGAGTTAGAACCTTTAAGGTCTTCTCCAGTCTATCCTGATAGTAATATTCGTTATGCAATAGAAACAAATAGAGGATGGTTTGCTGAGAATAATGTTAATGTGGGAGATAATGTTTTTGTAGATGATTGGAGAACTGATTATAGACCAACAGAAATTGAATCAATAGATCTTATTAAACCAGAACCATTAAGACCAACACTTGATGAGTCAACAAGAATACCTACTGAAATTGGTAATCTTATTGATGTTTACTTGGCATGGAGAGGAAGAAACTATATGATTAAGATGTTCTTCCCACAAGTATCCAAACCTTCTAAGGCAGAAGTTATAAAACAAGTACAAAAGGTATATCCTGGATGTAAAGTTTGGAACTATGAACGTACAGACTATGTTCCTGGTCAACCGTTTTTACGAATAGGTAGTTAATTAACATTCTTTATTATGAAAAGAGACGAAATATACTTAGGTAATCCCAATCTAAAACGGGCAAATACTGCAATCGAATTTACTCAAGAACAGATTCTTGAGTTTATGGCATGTAGGGAAGATCCCGTTTACTTTGCACAGAAGCACGTTAAGATTGTTACTCTTGATAAAGGTTTAATGCCATTTGAACCTTATGACTTTCAACAAAAGTTGATTGAGAATTTTCATGATAATAGATTTAATATTTGTAAGATGCCTCGTCAGACAGGTAAATCTACAACTGTTATATCATATCTGTTGCATTATCTGCTATTTAATGATAGTGTAAATATTGGTATTCTTGCTAACAAGGCAGCAACCGCAAGGGAACTTCTTGGCAGACTACAAACTGCATATGAGAATGTTCCCAAG